GATGAACTACTCCGGTTAGCTTTGAACGCAGGTCGCGTAGTTCGTAAATCTCTTCGATCATCCATTTGTGATCGTCAGTAAGCCACTTAGGTTTTGCTTGCTGTACACCTTTGGCTCTTAGGTGTCCTTTTGTAATGTAGTACTGTTTGTTTTTTCTGTAATATTCTCGTTGTTTTGCGTTAATAGTGTCTTTACGTTCTTTACGTTTTTCGTTAATGCAAAACTTACACTGTCCGAAATAGTTATCTTTGTAACGTATACACTTAGAAAATTCTGTATATGGTTTTGTTTCTTTACAAGTGCTACACTTTTTCATATTATCTCCTATGGCGGTAGAAGTAGGGGTACTAGGGCCGCCACCCGTTCCCCCTAAAACGCTAGTCTACATTGTTGTACAACATAGAGTCACGTTACTTACAAGGCTTACTCGTCAGCTACAGCAAGTACGAATCCCGCCTCAGGTCTGTATACCGCAACACCATAAAGGGTGTCAGCAGTGTACAGCGTAGACAGATAGTCTAGCTTGTACTGCGTCTGTGAACGTACAGCCATTTGCTCGGCGTGAACCAAAGCATCTTTGTGGAAGAACAGACAACCACGAGTATCGAGAGTAGAAGCTCCATTTTCAGAACCAGTCTCAATAACAGGACAGTTAGAAGAAACATATACGTCAACGCCGTACAGGTTTCCAATCAGTCCTGACTCAGTAGCTCGACCATTTACGAAGTCAGAAGACACGTAACGGGTGATGCCCATGATGGTAGAACGGACTGCTGGCGGAATTACCAGAGCACGATTTTCCATAGGTACATCAGCGTCGTCCATCAGCTTGATGAGAGCACGGAATACTGCATCGCTGAAGTTGTCACCAGTGGCAACAGTGTCAGCAGCGTAAGCAGCAAGGGCAGTCCCAGCATTGCTGTAGTAGGTGTTAGAAGCAACCCAGTCAGCGCCAGTAGCATCAGGAGCCAAAGTCTTGGTTCCATCACCGAAGCCGGTAGCAGCGTTCATCAGGTCGGTATCAACCTTCAGAGCCAACTGATAACCAGCGTCTTCAGTGTAGAACTGACGCAAGCTGTTCAGCGCCTGAGTCTCAACGATGTCCTCGATAAAGCGTGAGTACTCGAAGTGACGATCAACCGCGATTTGCAGTTCTGTTTCGAGGTTAGCCTGAATCGTTACAGCAGCAGACTCGCCTTTAGCAGAAGCAGCACCACGGATGGGCTTAGGTACGTGAATGGTATCACCTTTCTTACCAGTCATAGAAATCTTCTTGACCAGAGGTGACATCTTCAGGTTCTTTTGGTACGCCGCAATTACTTCATCACTCCAGATTTCCAACGCTATCTGATGTAGCGTCCGACTATAGCATCACAAGAGTTGTAGTATTCTCTCTTGTGCCTTCTCACTTAGTCTGTGCGGGTCACGCTTCATTAGCTTAAGCTCCTCTCGGATAGCGTCTCGTACCTCTGTACCGACCTGCTTTCCTTTGATGTTTGTCTCCATCCAAAGACAAAAACGGGCTTGTTCCCTCTTCAGGAAAAGATTGTTGACTACGTTTCGTAACACTGGACAGGCTTGTCTGTAACCACTCCACGAAAGAGTTACTGCATCCTGCCAATTAGGGTTTTTGCTTTCTCGGCGTTCTATGTGACCACCTAATGAGTTTTGTATAAGCCCTAATAGTGCTAAGGTGTTTGCTGCCATTCCAAGACGTAATCTTGGTCTAACGTAAACGCTCTTAGTAACTTGAACGTCTATACACCCTTCGCCGTCAATCAATCCTGCTAAATACTTCCAACTTACACGCTTCATGGATTTCCTCCGAACTGCGCTTGTTAGTTTGTCGTGTTCCCTCTGATTACCTCGTAAGGCTTCCAGTTATTCAGAGAAGGTTTTACATCCCCAAAAATTAAAGGTTAGGGATAAAGGTTCCAGCGGCTGTCTTATCGACAATTGCGTTAGCTGTAGGATATACAGCAGAGGTTTCACTAGCCATCGTAAATCTCCTTAATTAGGCTACTTGACACGACCCTCTGCATACGCATTAAAAATTTCTTGTGATAATGCTTGGTAACGCTCTGGGTCGGTCTTCATTAACTTAATAATATCAGCACGACGATAGACTTTCTTGCGTGTTCCTTCTCCTGTTCCCCTAGCGTTGCCTGTACTTGCGGTCTTCAGTTGTTGCTTACGCGCTTGCTTTTCAACTGCGGCAGTCTGTTGGGCTACCTGATTACGCTCCTTCCAGAGCGAGAACAGTTCGTTTGCTGCATCGTAATCGTACTGTTGATCCGCTTGTACAAACAGTTGAGTCCGTATCTTAGATCCTTGTACCCACTCAGCAAACTTACCGTCTTGCAAAATCTCTTGCATGTCGGGATGGTTAGCCTTAAGCTGTGCCATCGTAGCTTGCTTTTTGTACTGCTGAGTGTATTCCTCAGCTTCTCGGATCTTAGGATGGTTCTCAATCGCTCGACTAACAGCAGTCTTAGGATCAGTAAAGAAGTCTATATCGTCTTCTTCTTGCTGTTGTTGAGGTGCTTGTTGCTGTGAGAGTTGTGCCTGAATGTAGTCGTCAACGACCTTTCGTAGTTCACCAACTTCAGAGCTTTGCTTACCCATCAGCTTTTCAGCTTCTTGGTGCATCTGGACAACTTCCTCTAAGGATTTGCCTCGATACTTCTCTGGTATGGTTTCCGATTGAGCTACCTCTTCTTCTTGAGACTCAAAAGATTCCTGTTGATCTACTACGTCTGTTTCGTTGTTGTCTTCTTCGGGGCGCTCGTCTATGAGTTGTGCTCGTGACATTATTTAAGTTCTCCGCCTAAGTGGTTATGGAGTGGATTTACGTCCAGCCTTTTCGTGTTCTCGTACCCACTTCATGTGCCTTCCCGGAAAATCACCGGATGCACCTTCTAGTACGCACTGTGTTGCTGATACGACTCTTGTAGCATTCGCGCCACAACCGCACCTACTGGTTGTAACGTTACTCTCTACAAATTCTTCAAAGAGATGACCATTGGTACATCGAAAGTCGAATACTTTAATCATCTTCTTCTTGTTCTTTTGATTGATCGTCAAATGCGTTATTAACAGCAGTTTCAAGATTAATAACGTGAGCCAATACGTTTAACTGTCCTTTGCGGAAGTACATATCGTCAACGTCTTTAGTCGCTTCGACTGAGTTAATTACTACTGCATTTTGTGTTAGCTCTTCGATTAGCTGTTTCCATCCTTCTGAACGGAAAAGGTCGAAGTACGTGTTATAATATTTTTCTAATTCAGGTGTCATTGAGGCCTCTTGGTTATCTCATTAGTTACTATACACTATATATTATACCATATTTTTGACTAAATGTCAAGTCCTTTTGGTATTATTACCAGTCTTTCTTCTTTTGCCTGACGCGGTAACGGAGTGTTTAACACGTGCTGGGCCTGTCTTCTTAGACTTTGACTTAGCCTTTTCTGCGGCTGTCATCTTTGCTGCAACGGCTTTAGGACGACAGGAAGGGTACGGACGCTTAGAGTTCTTAGCTGATTTACGTCCACACTCTTTACCTGTCTTGAGGTCTACCCATTCTTCCTTGAACCACTTGGTAAGACCTCCTTTCGTCTTAGCCACGGTAGCCGCCTCCGCGTTTCTTATATTCTTTTGTCAGCCAAGCAGACGCATAGGCGCTGGGCCATACGTCAAACTTTTTCTTTGCTTCAGCTTTCACGCGGCTGTACAGCGATGGGTTGGTGGGTTTAGGACTTCCTTTTGGTTTTGCTTTTTGCTTTGCCATAATTTACCTTCTGTCCTGTTTTCTTTGCTTTTGCTTTAGCCATAGCCATACCCTTAGCGGTGTACGGATATTCTTTCTTTCCTACTTTAGGCATTGCAGTTCTCCTAGCTCATCTATTGAAATTACCCATTGTTTTGGAATAACTATTTCAGCGTCTCCTTCAATAATCTCACCGTCTTCAACAAGCATGTGAGGACAGATAATTATCTTCTCTTCGTCGTTAACAAGTAACGCACCACAAGAGACGGCAGTAGCTACTTTAGCTTGCGTAAGCTCGCTTAATTCGCGCCAGCCCACGTTTGCTCCTCCTTGAGCATCTTTCCATACAACCCTGTATATCTTTACCATTTGACTTTATCAGCCCAGTAAGCAGCAGATAGTTTTCCTTTAGCAATGTTTGATGCGTGTCGAGCTTTAAAAGATTTTCGTCTAGCTTTTTCTGAAGCTGTTGTTGGATTCTTTCCAGCACCTGATACTCCTTGTTGTCCAAACCGGATTGTTTTAATTTTGTCGCCTTCTTTAGCAACGACTACGTGAGACTTCTTAGGATGATTCGGAGTCCTCTTTGGTTTGTTGAACCCGCTTACTCCTGCTCGTTCCAGTCTTGGATCCTTTTTCTTGCTCATTGATTAAAGCCTCCACCTTGGTTTCCAGTTCCCCCAACTTGTCGAATTGCGTTTTGAACGCTTGGTTGATCTGGTTGATTAGGTTGTCGAACTCGCGTTGTGTCATTAACATTGCTTTTTGCCTCTATCTCTTTTTCCTTTAGGAGAGTTTGAGCTACCTTCAATCGACGTTCGAACTCTTTATCGTCCTGATCGCCAGCCTGTAGGTTGCGGGTGATTGCTTCAATCTGATCTATTTCTAGCTCTTGCGGAGCGAGTTGTGCATCCATCATGTACTTCTGCGCTCGTGCCTGTGACTCAGCAGCTTGTGCGTTGAGTGCGTTGGTCTGGCTCTGCTGGAACTGCAACTGTGCTTGCTGTGCCGCCATAGCCATCTGTTGCGCTTCTGGGTTGGGCTGTGCAGCTTGTTGCATTGCAGCAATAAGCTCTTCGCGGTTGCTGAGGTTCATGTTGTCGATGATGCTTTGGATCAACACGGGGTACAGCGGACTGTCTTGCTTCATTGTTTGCAGTAACTGTACAAGCTGAGTTACTTCGTATTCACGAGCAATGATGCCTAGCGTAGACGAAGCGTTGAACTTGTAATCAGCTACTGGGTAGTTTTCTGGGTCGAATTGCATATACCTGTGCGCTGCCTTGGTAACGAAAGGCAACAGGAAAGACTGCTGGAAGTTAATCAGGGTACGCTTGTGACGCTTAATGATTGCGCCTAGAGACATGCTTATTCCTGCGGCGGTTGCTTCGCCATTAACTTGTCCAGCAATACCGGCGCTATCAACAGCTCCTGTTGCTTGCTGTACCATTTGCTGAAGGCTTGCAGCTTGTGCAAAAGTAATTTGGCCCACTTGTCCAAAATTAAAAGGTTGTAGTACTTCACGGGGATCACCATTCGTCAGTATCATTTTACCCGGACGCACTTCGGGTTTACTGCCTCGCGGCAGGCGGGTTGCGTCGATAGCCAACATAGGATGTATGGTTAACGACAATGCGTCAATACGAGCGCGTAGCTCAGTATCCAGTGCCTTCTGAGAGTTGTAGCCTTTTTCGCAGACTCCGCGTCCCCAGAAACGTCCCGGAACAACGTCCCAAGGGAACGCAACAACAGGACGGTCTTGCATCATGTACGGGTTAGGCTCTGCCTTTAAGAGGACTCCGCCGTTAGCGATAACAACAATAGCCTCAACGTACATTGAGTTTGACTCTACTTCTTCTTCAGTAGCGTCTTCTAGCAACTGCTTGGGAACAAGACCG